TAAAACCATTGCAGGTGCTATCCCAACTGCGATGTCCAATTGGGCGGGCAGCATTGCAGGTGCCGATGCACAGACTTTGCAAAAATTACAATCCACTGCATTACAATATAGTAAAAACAATTTACCAGTACCGCAAGATGTAGCACGCGGTATCGAACAGTTGTCACAAAAGTTATATTCAAAAGTTCCGACTGCTCCTATTGCTCCTACAGGCGGAATGCCTACTGGCCCAGTTGCTCCTACTGCAATGCCTGGTATGCCAGCGGCTGTGCCAAATGCTGCTCCTAGTGTAATGAACCAGTTGAAATCATTTGCAGCAAACAAAGTATTACCGATGGCAAACTCATTTGCTAAAGGAAGTGTACTAAGTGGATTGGCAACATACAGTCCGGAACTTGGACCACAAACTCCGCAAGTTGGCCGTATGAAAGGCAGCGAGATAAATCCATTAACAAGTCGTCCGTGGACTCCTGATCAGATTAAACAGTACGAAGCAAATCCTAATGCGTTCGATGCGCAAATGGCTCCGCCACAAATGAGAAGATAATATGACAACCGCAGAAGCATTAACACAATTATTCAATGACAACTTTGTCGCGTACTTTAGAAGTCACGCTGCACACGTCAATGTCACGGGTCGCAATTTTCGCAGTGATCATAAATTGCTTGAAGGAGTTTATACTCGCAGGCAAGATCAAATCGATACTATCGGCGAACTATTACGCACACTACAAGAGTTTATGCCTTGTGACATATACGGCATTATAGATGCATCTAATTTGCCAACAACTCCTATAGAAGGCACTGCTACTGAATTGCTTACATTAGTGCAAAGTGATTTAGAACATTTAAGGGATTGTTTCATCGAGCTTGAAGATATTGCTGATGAAGAAGATCACGAAGAAATAGCCAACTACTGCCAAGATCAAATATTAGATTTAAACAAGTCTATTTGGATGTTGTCTGTTACTTTAGAATAGAGTTAAGTCGCCGCGACCCTATCAAGGACCAGCTTTATTTTGCGACTTTCAGAGCTGGGTATCAACTAATCGGCAGGAGTAGCTTGTGTCGGGTCAATTCGTTTATAAGCAATACTTCCTCGAACATCATAACCATTTTGTTTATGTAGTTTGAGGAAGGCAGCTTGTTCGCTTCGTATCGTATTGCTACAGATGACGGGTATGTTATATTGAAGGGCAAATTGTTCCCATAACTTCAGCATATCTTTAAGTAGCAATATACGCTGACGAACACTTAGGTCAGGATCGACGTGTGCCATAACTACAGTTGCAACTGCTTCTGTACTCCACATATTGCCGTCGACGGTCTTAACCCAAGTGTATGCTAATAATTTATTATCAGTATCTCTTGCCAGCATTAGTAGATTACTTCTAGCATTATAGAATTGATCCACAAGTGCTGTGACAATGTTGTGAGCCCACACATTTGGAGTGAAGTTAAAGATTTTGTCTACTTCGAATTGAGCCAGGAGGTTCAGTTCCATAATATCTGCACTATCTGCAGGTGTTGCGTAATTCCATTTGTAGTTCATTGCATTTCCATTTGTATAAATATTTATATGGCAAAGAACGAAACAAAAGCAAAGAACAATCACGGTGGGGTTAGAGCTGGATCTGGTCGCCCAAAAGGCAGCAACAGTCTAATCACTATCGAAGGATTATTGGGACAGGTCCTTACCCAGACAAACGGACAAGACTACGAAGCGATACTAATCCAGGACTTCCTAGCAGCAAGACACAGTGACGATAAGCAATTATTGTTAAAATATCATAATTTGATATTAAATAAAGTAATGAACAGCTTGGCGAAGATCGAAGTAACGGATAATGGCGACGCTCTTGAAGCCAAAAAGCTAGCATTTGCAGACGCATTAGCTAAGTTAGCTGGACTACAAGAAGGATAAATATTATGCCGTTAAAAAAATCTACAAGTAAAAAAGCATTCACAGAGAATGTTAAGAAAGAAGTTGCAGCAGGCAAGCCTCCAAAGCAGGCCGTGGCAATCGCATACGCAACTAAGCGTGACGCGGCTAAAAAGTCAACAAAGACTAAAGGAAAAACAAAATGAAAGAATCAAAAGGTTTTAATGCAGCAACTGGAACTTCCAGTGAAGGCTTCAGCCGTGGCACAAACAGATTTGCCGGCAACCAACACGCTACCACTAATAGCGATGCACTAATCAACAAAGGCCGTGGCCCTACAGTTGGTAACAAGAGTGATGACGATAGCACATATCCAGATGCTGCCCGTATTCCTAAATCAGGACTAGGCAAAGATATGTTTACCGGTAGTGCTCAAGTACGCACTCCAGGTGGAACACGAGCATTTGAACCAAGTGCTACACAAAACTATAAAGGCAATGCCGATAAGATGAATGTAGGTCGTGGTCCAACCAAAGGGAATCAACGATAATGTCTATTCAAATTAGCACTGTCTTAGATAATTTAGCATTGGGTTGCAGTTCAACTCAAGCAGATCTAACTTGGGCTATAGCCCGTAACCCTTTACCTAATGGCGCACAACCTCGCTACATTAGAATTGATAACATCAATAACAGCGTTGGCGTATTTGTCAGCGTAACACCTGAGACAGCAACCATCACAGTTCCTGGATCAAGCACAGTAGGCAATTGCTTTTTCGTTGCTCCATTAGGTTCGGTAACTATTGAACTAATCTCAGCAATGGGTAATGTAGCAAGTTCAGCATTTAATGATGGATCAGGCAATTGCGTCATTAGTGGTATCACTCTAGATAGCACAGCAATTATAACAATAACACCAGTAGGAGAATAAAATGGCATCAACTAATCCACAAGGCAATAAAGAGATCAATCAAAAGCGTGGCCCGACAACAGGCAACGTCGCAACTGGTTCAAAACGCGATGACTTTATGAAAGCAAAGTCTACAACTAACAGCGAGCGTGCAACATTAGCCACTATGGTTACTGATGCATTAGCGATGCGTGGTCGTGGTCAAGCAGGTAAGATCGATCCAGCACTAGAAGGCTTACATAGCAACACAGGTCCTAAAAAGAATCCTACTGCTGATGGAAGCAAACTATCCCCTAAGTACAAATCCCCTAGGAAGTAATTATGGGTGCAGCATTTATGCCATTCGGCGGAGGCCATCCTGCATTTGCAGGATATGGCGCCTATCCGCAGCAAGGTGGGCAACCATTCGGTGGTGCCCAATCTATGCCGGCTATGTATGGACAGGGCGGGCAACTTAATTTAGCTGCTATGGCACCTGGCTCGCAGATGTCACAAATGGCGCAACATATGGGTGGACAATCACAGGGCTTAACTGGGCCGGGCGGAGTTCCTCAACAACAACCATTTGCAGCTAATGGCGGCCAGTTTGCAACTAACGCTCAAGTGAGCCCGCAGATGCAAGCACACCGCTTTGGACAACAAGGTGCATTTAATCCACAACAAATGGGTACAATGAACAATATGGGCGGTATGGCTAATCCTCGTATGAATCCCGGTGCAATGCAACAACCTCTTGCTCGCGCAGGCGGAATGGGGCAAGTACCTGCGGGTTATAGAGTGCCAGGTCGCTTTTAATAAATAACATTGAGACAAAAGTCTCAGTATAGCATAGTGGAAAGGAAACATATTATTGTTTCCGCTTCACAATAGGAAATGAATATGGCAACAAAGAAAAATCTAAATCCACCTGCAACAGCACAAGTGGAAAATCCCTGGGACGAATCAGCTCCCGAAGCAATTATCGAAGATGAAACAGTAGTAGTCAAAGCTGCACCTCCAATGGCAACTAGTAATGCCGATTTCGATATCGACGGCTTAATGACCGACTTCCCAACAGCTAAAGAACTAGAACGCTTTGTATTTGATGAGACAGGTATTGTATTGAACTTAAAAGGTCGTGCAAACAAATTAAAATATCAAGTAGCAATGGATGTGCTTAACGGCGAAGAGATCGATCCAAAGTTTATTGGTTCCGATAATCCATATATTGACCGTACTGAATTAGTGCCTGTTGAAGAACTAAAAGAAGTTCCGAAGCGTGATACGCATTTGCCAGAACGCACTCAAGTACAAAACTTATTCGTAAGTAATATTATTCCTCATACTGATTTCGAATCTCGTATGCAGGATAAGAAGGTCAGCGTTATCTTCCGTAAGTATAAAACAGGCGAAATCAGCTATGAAGTGATCGGTCCTGTTGACAAACGCCCATTCGGTATGAAGTTAGATAAGTATGGTCGCGAGCGCCCTGAGATTATTAAATGGGTTGACCCACGCACTGGAGAACAAACAGTTGTTCGCGGTGATGGTTCATTTACTCCACAAGGTCGTAAGCTACGGGCTCTAATGCAGACATTCCGTGTTAACACCAGCA